TTTTATGTCCAGCTCGCCTGTAAACGCAGCAAGCTATGCAGATCGTGCGGGCAACATAATGCCTCTTGCTGTTGATACGCGCGGCTTTGATGTTGTAAATGCGGGTGGTAATGAGTGGAACCGTATTGTCAATCCAGATTATTTTTTAGGTGGTGAGCGATTAGCAACCTTTGGTGAGCTACCCGGCTATCGAGGCACGATGGAGCCTGATAGGGGCATCTTTGATCTCAACGTGATACGTGACTTTGACACTGATGAGTTAGCACGGACGGCGCGTAGATTCAAATCGCCCGGTTTAATTGTTAAAGACGTTCAAGACATCGGCCCTAATTACAAAGCCTTCGATCCTGCATTTGAGGCAATGACGGGTTTAAAGTTGGGCGATGAAGGTTACCAAAAGGCATTAGATCGGTTTAGCGCAGATACTATCGTCGCTTCTGATCCTACGCGCGTTCGCTCACTGTTCGCCGCATTTGACCCTGAATACAAAGGCTCCAATATTCTTGGTGGTACAGCAGCAGGGGCGCTAGGTCTAACAGCGTTGATGGCTCCAGAAGAGGCAGAGGCGGGTGTCATTAAGACATTTGGCAGAGCGTTTGATCCTCGCTTTGATTCTCGCGTTAAAGAGCAGGAAAAGCTACGAGACACCACGTTTACGATAGAAGAGCGTGGCACGCAGGATGCACCTCGCATACCACTGGCTGACTTAGAAGGCCGTCCATTCGTAACGACTATGTCAGATCGCACACAGGCTGGAGGTTTGCTGACAGGCATCGATAACGTGGCTCTTGATAGACCGATCAACCTACAAGGCGGTCAGGGGTTTATGTTTGAGAATCCCGGCATGGTATGGGCCTCAGCTCCAGGCGTTGTCAATCAGATTATGCGTGCGGCGTCTGAGGTAGGCGATAACCCTGTTTACCTACCTTTCCGTATGGCTCCTACGGGCGGTGACTTTGCCACCATGACCGGCGAGACCATGCTTAGTTTTGCGTCTAGCAACATGAATAAAACGCAGAAAAAGGCGTTCGATAAGGCTATTCGCGACTACGAAAGCGTAGGCTCAATGGTTAAGGGCAAGCGTGTAGGCGCTGGGCTGAAGATTAAAGATTGGAAAGGCGTCGATGATCCTAGCTCCGTGGAGGTGTGGCGCAATACGCCAGATACTTTGCGTAAAGAGCTGATGAACATGATGGATGTGCAATTCCGTGACCAAGGCGGCCTTAGCATAGGGCAGGCGCGACTAGCGGTTACTGAGCCGGGTCAGGCAGATGCACTAGATGCGCAGATACAGAACATCGGTGAGATATTTACGGGTAAGGATGTTGTGCAGGCTAGTGGGCATTCTTCGTATCCAGCAGGCGTCCCCGGTCAAGGCTTAGGGCGTACCGATCAAGAGGTAGGCATTTTTGAATTGTTAACTGATGCACGTTTCGGTGGTCAGCAAAAGCCTGTTGGCGATCCGCTAAAACCAACTGCGCAAGAGATACGTGCATTGCAGATGAAGCCTTACACGGGCCGTATTACTGAAGACATATTGCGTGGTTTAGAGGCGCGCGGTGTTAATGTCAATGCCAACCCAATGGTTACAGCGGCAGCCGTAGCGGCAGGGCAAGAGGCAGAAGGCTTACTTGCACAACTACCGCAAAAAGACCTAGAGGCGTATAACTACAGCGATGTACTGCCGATCAAGCGGTCTAAAGACCCAGAAGCACGAGAGGGTTTGCTCGGCGGCTACAGCCCGGCATACACCGGAATCGTTGAAGATATGGTAGAGGGATTGCTCAAGTTCAGCACGCAGGCAAAGCGTGGAATTTACAATCCAGCAGCAGCAACTGAATTCCTACTGTAAGCGGTGATATAATATGGCGACACCGAGAAAAGGTAAGGCGAAGGTAAAGGTTACGGCCTCCGGCAAAAAAGTCTCCTATGGACAAGCCGGCAAGGCCAAGGATGGTGGCCCGCGAGTACGGCCCGGAACCAAGAAGGGCGACAATTACTGTAAGCGCTCTGCTGGTCAGATGAAGAAACACCCGAAAGCGGCTGCCAATCCTAATTCACCACTAAGGCTTTCACGTAAGCGCTGGAAGTGTTCTGGCACTAAGTCGAGGAGAAAGTAATGGGTATGGGCGTCAAGCATTACTTGAAGGATGGCAAAGAGCATAAGGGCGGATTCCATAAGATGCCTGATGGCTCGTTACACTCCGGCAAGGCGCACACAAAATCTAGTAAGCCGCTGTTTCATTACGGCGACTTAACGCAAAAAGCCAAGCGCAAAGCGCGGGAGGGCTGGAAGTAATGCCAAACTACAAGCACAAAAAGAAAGCTTTACCGAAGCGTGGTCAGCGTGCAGCGACCAACAAAAAGCGTAAGATGAGGAAGTAGGCATGGCGAAGCGAGGATTGTATGCAAACATTCATGCAAAGCGTAAGCGTATTAAAGCAGGCTCTGGCGAGAAGATGCGCAAGCCTGGCGAAAAGGGCGCGCCTACAGCTAAAGCGTTTAAGAAAGCAGCTAAAACAGCTAAGAAACCGGCTAAGAAGCGTAAATAATGGCACTGACTAACTACTCGGAGCTAAAAAGCTCTATTGCTGACTTCCTTAATCGTGACGATCTAACATCGGTCATACCGACGTTTATCTCTTTGGCTGAGGCGGCGTTTGCACGCGATCTGCGTCATTACAAGATGGAGAACCGGGCTACTGGGACGATTGATAGTCAGTACATGACAAAGCCTAGTGATTGGCTTGAGACCATCCGCATCCACCTCACGAGTAATAACACGCGAGCATTGGATCTGGTAAGCGCTCAGACAATGGCTGACAAGCGTGCGGGTGCATTGGACACATCGGGCGTACCTCGGTACTACCGGCACTCAGAGAACCAGTTTGAGTTCTTTCCTAGCCCAGATGGGTCGTATGGCGTAGAGCTTCTGTATTACCAGCGCGTGCCGGCCTTGTCAGACTCAAACACCACTAACTGGCTACTGACTGAGGCACCGGATGTATATCTGTATGGCTCACTGGTACACAGCGCGCCATATCTAGCTGATGACGCTCGTACAGCGGTGTGGGCGCAAATATTTGGTGCTGCGATGCAGCGTCTTAATCAATCATCTGAAGAGGCCGTCAATTCAGGCGTTGGCCTTGTCATGAAAAACAGGGGGCTTGGATGAGCTTTTCTAACTACCTTGAGACTGAGATTCTCGATCATGTATTCGGTGGTAACGCTTACACTGCGCCTACCACACATTACTTGGCGTTGTTTACTGCGGCTCCAGGTGAGACCGGCGGCGGTACAGAATGCACTGGAACTAGCTATGCGCGCACTGCTGTGACCTTTACCGTTTCGGGCAATGAGGCCACAAATAGCGCAGCCGTAGAGTTTGCTACTGCCGGTAACAACTGGGGAACCATTACCCACGTCGGCGTATTCGATGCGGCATCCAGCGGTAATCTTATGGCCTACGGCACTCTAACTGCATCAAAGGCAGTGGAAAGCGGAGATGTATTTCGTGTTCCTGCCGGCGATCTTGATATCACCTTAGACTAATGCTTTACGGCCAGTGGAAATACGGCTATGCCGCGTATTCCACAGCGGATTTAGAGAATGCCGCTAGTTTAGGGCCGGCCACATCTTCTACCGTAGTAGCGGGTCAGCGCGTTAGATTGGCTTCTAGCGCAATCGCAGCTACTTCTACCGCCGCTTGTAGTGCTGGAGTCATACGTCAAGTAGCAAGCGTTATATCGGCGTCTACGACGACTGCGGCTACCGGCGCACGCACATTCAGTGGTGCATCGGCAATCGCTGGTACGGCTACAAACACAGTATCTGGTGCAAGGACAAGGAATACTGCGTCTGCAATAGCTGCAAGTGGTATAATCAGCGTTACGGGTGTGGTGGTCGTTCGCGGCTCGCTGTCAATCACTGGGATGGCGACAGTATCACCAGCAGGCGCAGTTACCGTAGCAGGTACTAGCGTAGTAACAGGCAGCTCGGCTGTAACGGGCGCAGGAATAATCCTCTGGATTGATCAACCCATCGATACAGAGACATGGACTGACCAGGCGGGCAATGATGCCAACTGGTCTGACGTTACATTGACAGGCGCTACTTGGACGGATCAAACGGTAAGTGACGCCACTTGGACTGATCAAACCATCACTGAAGAGATATGGGAGGCCGCTTAAATGGCTGACACTGACACCCTAACTCAAGAAAGACTAAAGGAGCTATTGCGCTACGATGCAAGCACTGGCGTTTTCACTTGGAATAAGGGGCGCAGAGGCTGTTCAGAGGGGTCGATAGCAGGCGGCATGAATGGGCATGGCTATATTTCTATTCGTCTTGATGGCGTTAAGCACATGGCGCATCGATTGGCTTGGTTTTACGTCCACGGATATTATCCTGTTGAGGTAGACCACGAAAATCACGTTAGAACAGACAATAGATTAGATAATCTGCGTGATGCAGATCGTGTCACTAACGGGAAAAACATCACAAAGCCTGTCACTAATAAGTCGGGCGTTGTTGGCGTATCGTGGACTAAGCGAGCAGGCAAGCGAAACGATAAATGGGAAGTCAGAGCATCAGGAAAATTTCTTGGTTACTTTGATGATTTTTTTGAGGCTGTATGTGTCAGAAAGGCAGCCAATTTAAGACTTGATTTTCATCCTAATCACGGGATGCAAGGAGATTTATAATGGCAGATACGGTTACATCTACCTACAGCCTAACTAAGCCTGAAGTAGGCGCATCGGAAGATACCTGGGGAACTAAGCTCAATACTAACTTCGATACCATCGACGACCTTCTTGATGGTACTACTGCTATTCAACCTAATCTCACTGCAGGATCGTGGCAGGTGGGCGGCGTTGCTGTTACATCAACGGCAGCGGAACTGAACCTGCTTGATGGAGTTACTGCAACTACAGCAGAGTTAAATATCTTAGATGGCGTAACGTCTACTGCTACAGAGCTTAATCTTCTAGATGGCATTACAGGCATTCTTGATGAAGACAACATGGCTAGTGACAGTGCTACTGCATTGGCTACTCAGCAGTCAATCAAGGCGTATGTAGATACTACTGTTGCGGCAACCAACGAACTTGTAGAAGACACTACGCCACAGCTAGGTGGAAACTTAGACCTAAACAGCAACAACATTACAGGCACAGGAAACATCGACGTAACGGGTACTGTGACGGCTGATGGTTTGACTGTTGATGGTTCATCTAGATTTAGCGGCTCAGTAGATGAGTCGGCGTCTGGTGTCTTGTCTTTAAAGCTAGGTTTAATAGATGCGTCTATTAGTAATTCAACGGACGCTTTTGTAGGTGTTCATGACACTGGTGGATTAGGTTCTTTAGCTGGAGATTTATTGCTAGTTCCTCGAAGCTCGACAGGTGTTGACAATTCTATTCGGCTATTCTCAGGACAAACGACACCTAAATTACGTCAAAACATTGCCTCAAACGGAGACATCAGCTTCTACGAAGACACTGGCACGACTGCGAAGTTTTACTGGGATGCGTCTGCGGAGTCTTTGGGTATTGGAACGACTAGTCCTGATGGTGGTATTGATATTGCCCAAGCCCAAAACACAACAAACCAATTTACATCACCACATTTGGCCCTCACAGCCAC